ATGAGGGTCATCTTCTTTGTCGGTCGCACTATGATGTTTTCTATGTATAGCGACCCATTGTTTGGTAATCATTCCGGTAGTAAGCCATAACCAAAATCGCATAAAGTGACTAAGTATAGGATTAAAATCTATTGCTTTATGTGCTTGGCCTCTATGTAAGAATAGAGTAACACATACTATAGTGATGTGCGTAACTATTAAAGTGTATAATATTTCGTTCATAAGATATTTAACCCAAAAAACATAGTCTGCTAATTAGCTATTACTATATGTGTAAGACATTTTTAAACAATAAAAAAGAGCACCGAAGTGCTCTTTGATTCCTTCCCGTAACACAGACCGTAGTCTGTGCTCCCGAACAAGAAGATTCCGATTTTATTGGAATGTTAAGTTTTGAACTGCGATTTCACCAACGTAATCAGCCGCATTACCGAAAGATGATGCAGTGTTAGTCAATTCGATGTAACCATAACGTGTCATAAATGATACGACTGGTTCGAATGTTGATGGATCTAGAACAACACCACTGCTCATCAATGGAATGTATGGGCAATAGAATGCTGCCGCGTCAGTTTCGCTAGAACCTTTATAACCAACTAATACTGGTGTAGTATCAGGAGCATAAGAGTCAACGAACACACGCATAGCGCCGTTCAATGTACCAACGAACTTAGTGTTAGTTGGAGCTTCGAAAGTACCTTCTGTTGTACGAGCGAAAGCAGAAGTAGTTGCAGATTGCAATACTGTCAATGCGGCGCTAGAAACAACAGCCCAGTTACCTGCGCCACGACGTGTACGTTGGGCGATCAAGTTAGCAACACGGTTGATTAGAACAGCTAAGGCAGCGTGTTCGTCACCAACGTAAGTAGCTGTACCTGATACAGTAGCTTGGTTGTATGTAAATTCTGTAGATGCTAATGTACGTAATGACAATAGAATCTCTTGGTCAATCTCAGCAGTAATCTCTTGTGCAAGAGCTGCCATGATTTCTGCTTCAACGTCAATACCATGTTGGCTTTGAGCGTCTTGAGCCGCTTCAAATGTCCAACGTGCTTGCAACTTACGTGACTTAGCTTCAACAGCTTGACGCAAGATTTGTACGCTGATTTGCTTACCACCGTTACCTTCAAGAGACGCTGTATTATTAGCAGTGTAGCTTGAAGATGAACCTGTAGCTTGCGGTGTGCGTGAATATGCTTGAGCAATCAAGAATGGACTCAACGCTTCTTGACCAGCAGTAACAGAAGTTGCGGCTGCAGAAGTGTCAGTCAATGACTGTGCATAACGTACACGTAATGTGTGAATTTGACCAACTGGTCCTGTCATTGGCTGAACGCCTACCAATTCGTTAGCGATAACGGTTGGCATAACACGACGGATAACAGGTAGAATAACACGGTTTAATGTAGCGATGTTACCTGCAGTTGTAGTACCAGCTGAAGATTCAGCAAGTAACTGTTTTTTGGTGTTTTCTAAAATCACACCCATTGTTGAGCGGCGAGTACCCTTAAGGCCTTCTAGAAGGGCTTCTTTGGTCTCGTCCCAACGGCTTTCTAATAGAACTTTTGACATTTTATATTTCTCCTAAATCTATGTCTTTATAATTAAAGCCCTGCCAGACGCTTGATATCGATAACGTTATCACGTTCTTCGGTCTCAACAACATCTTGTTTGGCAGATTTATCACCAGTAATTTCACTAATCATCTTTGACTCTGTTAAAGATGGCTTTACAGCCTTCTTTTCAGCGCCAGTGTTTAGTACTGCTGGTAGATACTTATCGAAAGTAGCTTGCAGTTTACCTGTTTGCACACTCTCTAGTAAGTTCTTCATTACGGTTGCTTTTTCTTCGTTCAATGAACCAAGTAAATCAGCCATAGTCTTATCACGTAGATTAGACTCTTTTATAATGCGAACTTCACGTTCTTTACTTTCAATCAACTTTTTAGATTGATTAATAGTTTCGATGGATTCAGCCAATTGAATATCTTTTTGTTGAAGTTGTGTTATTAACTTGCGTGTTTCTGCTTTCTCATTTAAATGAGTAACAGAGAACTCGCCTGCAAAACTTTCAAAGATACGGCGACCAAAGTTGTTTTCTTTTGCAACTTTAATGTCTTCTTTCAACTGACCTAACTCACCCTTTAACTGACCTGCTACAGCAATAGACAATTTCTTAGCACTTTCAGTCACAAAGCGTGACTTTAATGCTTCTAGTTGTCTACGACCTTCAGCAACTAACTTAACCTTAGCTTCAACAACTGCTTGTTTGTCCGTAGCGAATTCTTTAATTTCGCGGGCTAAAGCATGAACAATAAATTGCTCTAACTTTTGCTGACTTTCTTTAGCAACAATGCGGTCAGAACGTAATTCTTTAATTTCTTCGGCTAGTTTAGTAACCATGAAATCATTGAACTTAGTTGCTGATTCACGTAGTTTTTGTTGTGCGTTGACACGGTCTTCGTTCATTGCTTGTTTTTCAGCACGGAATTCTTCAATCTCGTCTGATAAACTGTCTGTAACCATCTTGTCAAGGGCTTCAACCATCACATGTCTATCATGTTCGTAACGTTGTGCAAATTCCTCGCGGAGTTCTGCACGAACTTGTTCACGGGCTTCGTTTAACTTAGATTCCCAGGCTTCATTTAATTGTTGCCCAATGTCTTCATTTATTAGACCGCTCTCAAGTAATGGTTTGATAGCATCAAACATGCTTATTCCCCTTTATTTGATTTTGAGGTCTTTGATGAGGCGCATTACTTCCTCTTTCAAAAACTTCTCTACTTTTTTATTGCCCTGTGCGTCTTTTGCAATATCCAACAACTTATGACCATGCTTCATATTCATCATGCCTTCATAAATTGCTTTAGGATACGCATTTGGTGCGCTTGGTTGAGCAACAATATCCACAGTGACTATTTCAAAGTCACTGACACGGCCGTCCATATCGTTAACGTTTCCGCTACCTCTACTAGACACACCTAGTTTGACACCACTCTCCAACATGGTAGTTACTAACTGACCCATTGGAGTTGGTAAAATCTTTAGTTTGCCGAAGCCATTAGCTCCGTCCATCCACATAGATGTAATCATATGTGATACACGGTCTAAATTAATCTTTAAATCATCCGGATGATCCACTTCTCCTAGAACTGAATATCCTTCTTGAATCTGGTTGTTCAATGTCTCTACGGCACTTTCAATTTCAGAAACAGGGTAAACACGCTCATTAGCGTTTTTTACCCCACCCTGAATGAAGATACCCTTCATATAAAGGCTCTTCAAGCTACCTTCACCTGAGCTTTCGACTACCATACCGGCTCTGTCGAAAGTCAGATGTTCTTTGAGATACAAAGCCATTCTCTCAGATTCCTTAGATGCGGCGCTTTGCTGGTTTACGTGACTCAGCTACTGGGCTACGTACTTTACCTGCTTCGTCTTTAGTGACTGGCTTTGGTGCAGACTCTAAATCAGCGTTGTTCTGTGCAGGAGCATTCTTCCAATTGTTAGCATCTTTTACAGATGTTTCACCTTTAGTATATGCATTGCTAGGTCCTTTTGGTCCTGTCGGAACTGTTTCAGAAGCACCAGAGAATTTAACTGGCTTGCTATCCATTCCTGCTTGACCGCTATTGACTAATGTTGGGCTCTTTGTTTGAACTCCATTGTCACCGTGCGTAACAGAAACTTTCTTCAATGCAATAGCTTCCATCATTGCGGCTTCTGCGTCACCAAATTCTTCGTCAGAAGCAAATTCTTCTTCACCGTCGTCCATGTCCATACCGTCGTCCATGCCATCATCGCCCATGATGTCTTCAAATTCTGCCATTAATTGGTCTAGTTTATCTTCTAGGTCAACTACACGGTTTTCTAAATCACCTTCTTCATCGTGACCTGCTTCTAAATCGTGAGTTTCGTCTTCTCCTTCTTCTTCAGCTTCGTCATCAAATTCGATATCAGCTTCGTCATCTTCTTCGTTCATGCCTTCTTCTTCAACGTTAATTTCGTCTAGTAAGTCACCAACTTGACCGCCCATACCTTCTTCAATGCCTTCTTCGTCCATCATAGATTCATAAATCTCGCGGGATTTTTCAACTACGATATCGTGAAATAAAGCTTTAGCTTGTTCTTCGTTCTCATTGATGATAAGTTCAATAAGTTGTTCAAATTTTTTGTTGTCCATTGTTGTCTCCTGAATGTGAATGGCTTTGTAGAATTATTTAGTGGGTATCATAAAAAAGAGCACAATAAGTGCTCATTTTTTACGTTTTTGGCAGAGATACTGATTTATATAGTAGGAGTTGCACCATCTTGTGTATTTTGCACTCCATATTGCTCATGTACTTTTTTCAAGTATTGAGCTTTTTCATAATTTCTAACATCATTCATCTTACGTAATTTGCGTATTTGTTTTAATGTTAATTTAGTTTTTCGGCTTTCTTTCCATTTAGGTTTACTATTATCAGACTCTACGTCTTGATAACCTGGAATAGCCGGTTCAAACATTTCAAATAATTTCATATACTTATTTATGCTGTTAGTCCACCTGCTGGAGCCGGCGTGCCTGGTCCGCTTGTTGGGGCATTACCTACAGGACCTGCAACATCTAACCCTTCGTCACCTTCTGGTGGAGCTTCCATATCTGTTGCAAGTTCAGTATCTGCATCAATATCACCAGGTGATATACCAATACTGCGTAAGTCTTTACCTTCTGGATCAATATCAGCGTCTTTGTTGTTTTCTTCACGCCACATTTTTTCGTTTTTAGCAATTTCTTCTTCAGTTAATCCTAAGAAACGTTCTAATGCGAAACGCTTAGAG